AAAATAATGGTAATGAACAACCAAAACCTGAAAATGAAATACAATTAGATTCACCCGAGGATCCAGGTCATGAAGAAAGTCAGCCAACTACTTAAAACAAATGTAGTTGATACTACGGTTTTTAATGAACTGCCTCCGAAACATAAAGAGGTAGTAAATGATTTTTACAATCAGGTAGAAAAATCTGATGGTAATATTATTGATAGAGTTGAAACTACAATTGACAAAGTTGCAACTAAACATAATGTAAACACGGATATAATGTATAATTATATTAATAAAGAAACAGGAGTGTAAAATGGCATATGTAACGGTAACAGGTTCAAATAGTATTTGGCAATATGACAATGCGGCTACGGCCTCAAATACATATTCTGATTCAGCCGCTGGTGCAAACTCAACGATATCTGGTGGTATAAGAACTTATACAAAACCTGGCACTAGTGATACGGTAAAAACTTATATTAGATGTAGAAAGACAGGCGAAACTAAAGAGCGTGGTGAATTAAGTAAAACTTACTATGACAATCAGTAGTACAAATTTAGTTGATGATAATTTTAAAGTAATTAATAAAATTACTGGTGCTCGTAATGAAGACGAAAAGTTAATAGAACTAGACAACTTAAAAGGTTCTACTAACGAATCAGAAATATCAATTGCAAATGTTTATTATGAAGTAGAAGGCACAGGCACGGTAAAATTGCAATTTGATAACGAAGAAGAATTAAGTATGACAGGTATAGACAACTATGGTCTAAAACCTACTGAAACAAAAATAAAAGGAACAGGCGACATTAAAATATTAACAGACGCTAATGTAGATAAGTTTAGTTTAATGTTAGAATGTCATAAAGAAACAGGATTTAGTAATGGCTGATACGGTAACAACACAAACAATAGCAGATACATCTGGTGTTAAATTTGTAGCAAAACTCACAAACTTTTCAGATGGTACTGGCGAAACTTTAGTTAAGAAAATAGACGCTTCAGAGGTCACATTTATGACCGAAGACGCAAATAGAAAGATATCAAGAGTATGGTATTCTATTAATACATCAAACGCAAAGTCTGGTGTAGAGATTATATGGGACGGAGATACTAATGCTACTGCTATGTTATTAGGTGGTAATGGTTATTTTGATTTAAGAACTGCTGGTAATGAGATATCAAATAATGCAGTTACACCAACTGGAGATGTGTTATTATCAACGAAAAACTTTGCTTTAGGTGATAACTATACGATTATTATAGAGTTTAGGTAATAAACCATATAAATAGTAGAGAGAGAAAAGAAATGAAACTAATATCGGAAGAAATTCAAGACGCACAATACCTGGTTGAAGAAACCAATGGTAAAAAAAATTACAAGATTAAAGGTGTCTTTCTACAATCAGATATCAAAAATAGAAATGGAAGAATATATGAAAATGATATACTCTCAAAAGAAGTAGATAGATATTCAAAAGAATTTATTGATAAAAAAAGAGCATTCGGTGAACTAGGCCATCCAGATGGTCCAGTTGTTAATTTAGAGAGAGTATCACATATGATTACTTCTTTAAAACCTGAAGGCAAAAATTTTATTGGTGAAGCAAAAATCATGGACACACCTTACGGTAAGATTGTAAAAGGTCTTATTGATGAAGGCGCTCAATTAGGAGTATCTTCAAGAGGTATGGGATCCTTGGTTCAAAAAGGTGGCGCTAACTATGTAGGAAAAGACTTCTATTTAGCTACAGCTGCCGACATTGTTGCAGACCCAAGCGCTCCAGACGCTTTTGTAGAAGGCATTATGGAAAATAAAGAGTGGGTATGGGACAATGGTGTCATAAAGGCACAAGATATTGAAGAGTATAAAGAACATATACAAGAAGCAAAAAGACTTAAATTAGCAGAGGCTAAGGTAAAAGTCTTTAAAAACTTCATTGAAAAACTTTAATCTTATAAATATCTATTAATTAAGAGAAAAATAACTAGTTATTTTAAAAAGGAGATTTCTCAAATGGCCGATACAGAAAACAAGTTAGAGGCGTTAGAGCAAGAAGCTGTAGCTGAAGCAAGTGCTAACCCACAAGCTGATGCTCCTAAGAAAAATGCTGTAGCGGCTGAACCTTCTCACATTGCGAAAATGAACAATGCTGAAGATTTAGGTCCAGCTGTTGTTAAACCAACAGACAGCAATCCTGACGCAACTAAAAAAACTAAACAAGTTTCTGGTGACGCTCAACAAAAATCACAAGGTGCTGCTGACCCAATGCCAAAATTAAGTGGTCACAATACTAAGCTTGAGTCAACTGAAACTGAAGAAGGTTCGGAAGAAATCAAAGAAGGCGAAATGCCTAAAGCCGCTCTTGACGCTTTGAAAAAACATAAAGAAAAGTCTGAAGAAAAAGAAGACAAGAAAGATGAAAAAGAAGTAAAAGAGATGGACCATATGGACAAAGACAAGAAAAAAATGGAGCCTGTAAAAGCGGGTTACATGAAATCATCTTACAAGATGAAAAAAGAAGAAGTTGATGAACATATGGATGCTTTAGTCGCTGGACAAGATGACTTATCCGAAGAATTTAAAACTAAAGCTGCAACCGTATTTGAATCAGCAGTCAATTCTAAAGTAAAAGAAATAGCTGAACAAATGGAAGCAGATGTTCAAACAAATTATGAGCAAGATATTGCAAAAGCAAAAGAAGAGTTAACTGAAAAAGTTGACAGCTACTTATCTTATGTCGTTGAAGAGTGGATGAAAGAAAACGAAATCGCTCTTGAAAGAGGCATTAAAGGTGAAATCGCTGAAGACTTTATTAGCGGACTTAAAAAACTTTTTGCTGAGCATTACATTGATGTTCCAGATGAAAAGTACAATGTACTTGAAGACCAAGCTTCTAAAATAGAAGATTTGGAAAAGAAACTCAATGAGCAAATTGAAAAAAATGTTGAATTAAACAAGGACAATGCAGAAAAGTCAAGAAAAGAAATCATGGCTGAAGTTGCAGGTGACCTTGCTGATACAGCAAAAGAAAAATTTGCTAAACTTGCTGAAGAGATTGAATGGTCAGACGCTGAATCTTTCAAGCAAAAGTGTGAAACTATTAAAGAGTCATACTTTGGTAAAAAAGAAGAAGTGAAAGACAAATTAGATGATGTGGCGGCTGGCGATACATCAGCAGACAATGTTGATTTATCGAAAGCTATGGCTGCTTACACTGCCGCTATAAGCAAAACTAAAGACATTAAGTTGTCAAATAGTTAATACGGAAAAAGGGAGAAAATAAAATGTACTTATCCGAAACACACGAAAAAAAATGGCAGCCTGTGTTAGAACATCCTGATTTACCAGAAATCAAGGACTCTTACAGACGAGCCGTTACATCAGTTATTCTTGAAAACCAAGAAAGAGCTGCTAAGGAAGACCAAGCATATTTGTCAGAAGCTGCGCCTACAAACGCAACTGGTTCAAATATTTCTAACTGGGACCCAATTTTAATCTCATTAGTTAGAAGAGCTATGCCTAACCTTATCGCTTACGATATTGCTGGTGTTCAACCAATGACAGGTCCAACAGGACTTATCTTCGCAATGAGAAGTAGATTTACTAATCAAACAGGTGCTGAAGCATTTTTTGATGAAGCAGATACAGACTTCTCTGGTAGAAACGCTGCTGGTTCAAGCGTTGATGGTTATTCATCAACTGCTCACTCAGCATCGCCAAACAATAACCCAGGTGCTCTAAACGATAGTCCATCTGCTGGTACTTTCACAAAAGGTACTGCTATGACTACAGCTGCTGCTGAAGCATTAGGAGACGCTTCTGGTAACGCATTTGCTGAAATGGCATTCTCAATCGAGAAGTCAACGGTGACTGCTAAATCAAGAGCTCTTAAAGCAGAGTACACAATGGAACTTGCTCAAGACTTAAAAGCAATCCATGGTTTAGACGCTGAAACTGAACTTGCAAACATTCTTTCTGCTGAAATCTTAGCTGAAATCAACAGAGAAGTTGTAAGAACGGTTTACATCAATGCAGAAAAAGGTGCTGCTACAAACACAACTACTGCTGGTATCTTTGATTTAGATACAGACTCAAACGGTAGATGGTCAGTTGAGAGATTCAAAGGT